ATCTTGTACCATCATAATCAGCTCCTTTTTGCTATGTGTGTATTATAGCATTTCGGTGAATAAAGGTCAATCGAAGCAGGCTGTGTAAACTGCTTCGCGCACAGCGGTGTCTACTGCTTCGGCATAGACTTCTTCCAGTGCCAGTGCAGCCAGCATGGCTTGGACGGTGGGCCAACTGAGTTGACGTTGAAACTTCAGCATCACAATGCTTTCTACTGCTTGGTTGCCCGCATCAGTAAACATTCCGTATTCATGAATCATATCGTTCCTTTTTGCTATGTGTGTATTATAGCATTTGGGTGAATAAAGGTCAACAGTGGCGTTATTTACGAACAGGAAATCTAAGGAACACGGACCGCACAATCACAAACAACATCATGCCTGATCCCAGAGCCATCCAGCCATCAATCTGTTCATAACGGTGGCCAACGGCCATAGACACAATAATCAATCCTAACCAATACATATCAATCTCCTGATGTGAGTGTGTATTATAGCACAAGAGCGAATAAAGGTCAATCGTACCGTTTTCGCTCGCCGGACTCTTGATTGTACTCATAGCCCCGGTAGTATTCGCGCATCTCTGCAATGGTCATGTCAGGGCCTTCCACACGAGGTGCATTGCCGGTACCATTGGGGTACTTGTGGGGATCTTGTGCTCGACCGTAGTAGCTGTCTGCTGAGCCGCGATCAAATGGGCTACCATGGGAGGCATTGTAGGTGATGCCCTGAAATTCTACTGTTTGGACGGTATCAATCATCTTCTTCTCCTATTACTTGAAATAACGATAAGGCAAGCCCAGAGTGTAAGCAAGATAGTCGTTGTCGCCGCGAGTCTGTTCAGCCTCGTGTATCCAGCGCATGGCCATGTCACGATCCTCAGCACCGCAAGCGATGATGCTCTGCACTCGCATCTCAAACTCGTGAGCTGCTGTTCCTTCAGAGATCTTGCGCTCACACTCGTTGTGCTGAATCATGCGGGACAGTTGCTCAAACTCCTGATTGAATTCAGCCTCTGTCCAACCCGTAGTGTCCACGTGACGAGGACGGAAACCATGAGCGTCTTTGTACATATCCCAGAAGATGCTGTGCAGTTCTTCAGTGCGGGTGATTGTATCTTGCATGATCAGTTCCTTGTTGCGATGTGTGTATTATAGCAGAATGGCGAATAATGGGCAACCAAATGCCCATTATCCGTTTAGACTTCCGCAGTGTCAAACACCACGCCTTTGAACTGCTCGTAGTCGTAGAATGCCACAAGTGTTTGGCCGCTAAAGTACACTGTCATTCCGCCCAAGTCTTCGCTTGAGTCAAACAACAGCACACTTTCTTCCTCAAAACGATCTTGCAGTTCTTCCATTTTGTCGTTGCCTGTGGCTTCAAAGCTCTGCATGGCTTCTGCTTCGTAGTTGTGTGTGTAGCTCTCAACTGATTCAATTTGCTGTTCTTGTGCATCTGTAAGCATGTGAGTTCCTTTTGTTGCTAAGTGTGTATTATAGCAAAAAGGCGAATATTGGACAACCTAACACCAGTGCTGGTTTATCACAGAATCGTGTGTTTCATGCGGTTTGGGATCACCATGAAATATCAACAAACTGTTGTCTGGTGCAATAGTGGTGCCGCGTGACGGTGATTGGTAGGTTCTGTTTCGGAAATTCATGCCGCCATTTAGTGCAGTCCATCGCCAGCTCACTGCCCGCCCATCTTCAAAAAATCTACGGTGTCTTGCAGTTATTACAGAATTCAAATAATCCTGATCACCGCCGCGATAACTGCTTTGTACCTTTTCAACCCCTTGTTTTTCAAATTCTGTCCAGATTGGTGCCCAGGTCACTGTGTTCCAGTACATCACACTGGAGTTCATGCTTTGCACGTGAGGTTTCCATAAAGATTTGAAATCACGTATGGTCCAAAAATAAGCAGGATTTAGATCAATGATCCAGTCCAGATTGTTTACCACCACTGTGTCCAGATCAAAATACAACAATTGCCCTTGATGATGTGCAGGGTTAAACAACTGCATTTTGTACCACCAGGATTGTTTGCGACCACTAACGCCAGGCCATTCCTGCAGATCGTGGCGTATCATGTGCGGCGGCACAGGTCTGCCAGGTTCTGTGTACACATGCAGCCGTATGCCTCGAGAAATATGTCTACTCAGCATGGAGTACAATCGATCCACATAGATCCAGTCGTAGCCCGAGCCGTGTATCACACAGGCACAATCAACAGGACCCTCAGGATCTGACACCGTGGGTGCAACATAGCCTGGAGATTTTTTTGCTCGATGTTCAGCTCTGGCTGCTCGACGCATGGCTTTTTCTTGCTGAATATCCATGCTAGTTTCCGGGTGGGTTGTGCCAGTATGCAGGATAGTTTTTTAATACTGACTGTACACTGTCAGGATATGTTATATTAATCACGTGTGTGGTGCATTTATGGTTGATTGCACTTATGGTATCAAGTTGTTTGAATGCTGCGAGTATTTGTTCAGGGTCTCTGTGCTGGCTTTCTATACAGCTGACCACTTTGTTGCGTATGAGATCATCACTGCCCATCCAGGTCCAGTGCCAGCCCACTGGCGTTTTAAATCCCACACAATGACTTCGGTCTTTGCGTTTGATGCTGTTGCCCTTGTAGAGTTCGTGCGGTGTATCAAACATTCGTCGGCGTGCTACCACACTACCTTTCCAGTTGCGTTCAGCACGTTGATCCACACGATACATGTACATTTCAAATCCACATGTGACTGGTTTATCGTGTTGATCCATCAATACTACAATATCTGCCCAGGATTCTGGATTGATTATTTCGTCAAGGTCACCGTGTATCACAATGTCTTCTGGACTGCATTCTGCCAGTGCAGGTGCTATGGCTTGTCGCATCATGGTTTCACACACAAGATTGGTTTGATCTGCGGTTAACTCTAGTGTGACTACCTGCAGCCTATCGCCATACCTGGCCTGATACCGATCAAGGTTGTTTGACAAATTGTATGGTTTGGGAATTCCGCTGAATGTTCTGCTGGCTTCTAGCACTATCCAACGATCCACATAATGATCAGTGATGGCCAGATGTATATCCAGCATGTCAAATTCGTCGTTGAACAACAGGGTATCAATGATCATTGTGGCCACCTGTAAATTATTTGATAATTGTCATACACTGGCAAAATATCTTTTGCTGCAAGATAATCTGCAATGTAGTGTCCTTTGCCGGTTCTAATTCCTGATTCGACAAATCTACTGTTGTCATCAATTGCTATCATTGCTCCAGCTTTTAGATGCGGTTCAATGGCTTGGAATTCTCTTAGATGATGAGCCGCACTGTCATGGTCATTGTTCCATTTGACGTCCCAGGAGTCAAGATAAAACAAATCTGTTTGGTCCAGGTCTGTCTGACTTTGCAGCCAGGTCACACTGTCCATGCATGTGGCTCGAAAGTTCACGCTTGGTATAGCTGTATTAGATGTTGCCACTGCTGCGGGATCAATATCCACGCTGCGAACAGTGCCACCGTGTTGATCCACAAACTCCGAGAACAACCTGGCACTTTGTCCATCTTTCCAGTTGCCCGGGTTACGCATGGTTCCTGTTTCAATGATATGGTATTCGGGCAGTACCAGGCTTTCGAGATAAGCAAACATCAGGTTAAATCCATCAGCTCGACGATATAGACCTTCCACAAGTCCGCGTTTGGCACCACTAACAGTGGGATTCAGTAGATCAAAATAGTTGTCACGATAGTATTCAAGCCAGGTGGTCATGTGTTATTTAAATTGAACTGTGTTCATCAAAAGGTTTTGTGACCAACCAACAACGACCGGATCTGCGAACCTTTATGTTTAATGGTCCAAAGAAATTCCACACTGCTTGTTGCACACCAGGATAGCCTTTGGTATAATCATCGCCGCCAAACAAGGATCCTGGGCGTATTTTGGGCCACCAGGCTTCAAGATCACTGGTCACTGATTCGTAGCTGTGGCCTGCATCTACATAACAAAAGTCCACAGAATCATCTTCAAAATCGGCGGCCGCATGCCAACTCATCATGGTCAGCATTGTTATGTGCTCCAGCACTGGTTTTACATTTTGTCGGAATATGTTTTCAAGATTCAGAACAGTATCAGTATCATATGCAATTGCTTCTTCACCTTTCCAGCTGTCCACACAGTAGAATGGGCCCAACTTGCTACGGTTGATCAATTCTACCATACAGTAAGCAGCACTACGGCCAGTCCAGGATCCCAATTCTACCCAGGTACCACCTGCAGGAAATTGCTCTAGAACAATATCAAGCATGATAGTATTCTTGTGACTCATAAATCCGTCAACGCTTTGGTAAAAATGTTCCATGATATTTTATTTACCATTATGTATGCACATAAATATTTACATGAAAATTGTACTTGTAACTGGGGGATTTGATCCCTTACACTCTGGACACATTTCCTATCTAGCAGCAGCCCGGCAACTGGGTGATCGACTGGTAGTGGGAGTAAATTCTGACGCATGGTTGTGCCGTAAAAAAGGGCGACCGTTTATGCCTGCAGTTGAGCGTGTGGCTGTGATAGAAAATTTACGCATGGTAGATCGTTGTATCCTGTTCAATGACGATGATGGTTCAGGAATTGAAGCCATTCGCAATGTGCAGATGTTGTATCCCAATGATGAAATCATCTTTGCCAACGGTGGTGATCGCACAGCAGTCAACATTCCTGAAATGGTGGTGCAAGATGTGATCTTCAAATTTGGAGTTGGCGGCGAAGATAAACAGAATAGCAGCAGTTGGATTCTGGAAGAATGGAAAGCCCCAAAGACTCAACGAGCTTGGGGCTACTATCGTGTGCTGCACGAAGTTGATAACCATGTCAAACTCAAAGAACTCACAGTGATGCCGGGACAAAGACTCAGTATGCAACGACACACAAATCGTGCAGAGTTTTGGTTTGTGGCCGAAGGCGAAGCAACTGTTTACACTGTGGATCCACACAGCACCGATTATGATTTGTTGGCCAGTCCTGCTCGACATCAACACACCTGGATTCATCTAGGAGAATGGCATCAGTTGTGCAACGAAACTGACCAACTGCTGAAGCTGATCGAAATACAATACGGCGAAAACTGTGTTGAAGAGGACATAGAACGAAAATGAAAAACATCATACCAGTTTTTGTGGGCTACGATCCTAGAGAAGCCATAGCGTATCATGTGTGTGCCAACTCAATTATTAGACATGCAAGTCAACCAGTCAGCATTATTCCCCTGGCCCTGAACCTGTTCCGAGACTACACAGAAACACACACAGATGGTAGCAATCAGTTCATTTACAGTCGTTTTCTAGTGCCGCACTTGATGGAATACAGCGGGCATGCTATCTTTATAGATGGGGACATGATTGTGCGTGGAGACATTGCTGAGTTATGGAATCTGCGCAACACTGCCCAAGATGTGCAAGTGGTCAAACACGATTATCAAACACGCATGAGTGAGAAATATCTGGGATCAAAGAATGAAAACTATCCTCGAAAAAATTGGAGTAGTGTCATGCTCTGGAACTGCAACAGTTTCCCCAATAGAAAATTAACTCCTGAGTTTATTGAAAAATCCACAGGTGCTGAACTGCATCGTTTTTCCTGGCTAGACGATGAACGCATAGGAGCCCTACCTCCTGAATGGAATTGGTTGCCTGATGAATATGGGCCCAACACTAATGCCAAACTGTTGCACTACACTCTGGGCACACCGTGCTTTCACGAGTTTGCCACAACACCACAAGGCAGTGAGTGGCATCAAGAACGCATACTCACTGAGTATTGCCAACAGCGAGATATAGAATGAACAACTGGATTTTTCTCAGCAAAAACGGCGAGGATGAGTATGTCAACATGTTGGCTCGTAGTGCCAAGCTAGAACCTACCAACTCTGACTATTTTGATTATCAGTATGACATAGCAACAGATCACAATCAGTTGGTGTTGCGGGGCATTCTCAAGCACAAAATAATGAAACAATGCCTAGAGGATGGCAATAATTTTTATTTCATGGACTCGGGCTATGTGGGCAACAATATCAGTAACAAAAACTCACAAGGTATCAAGATGTATCATAGAATTGTGCTGAATGATTTGCAACACACCACCATACGTGAACGGCCAAACGATCGTTGGAATCAACTGGGAATCAAATCTCATCCCCGACGGTATGGCAAACGAATTATTGTGGCTGCACCAGACGAAAAGCCCTGTAGATATTATGGCATAGATCAACAGCAGTGGATTAGAGAAACTGTGGCCACAATAAAAAAATACACAAATCTCCCAGTGGAAATACGAGAACGAGCACCCAAAAGAATTGATAGAGTTCAGTATCAACCACTCAGCCAGCTATTGATAAAAGATGTGCATGCCCTGGTCACTTTCAACAGTGTAGCAGCCGTAGAAAGTATACTGGCAGGTGTGCCGGCATTTGTGTTAGCTCCCAGTCATGTGGCCACACCGGTGGGCAACACAGATTTAGCCAAGATTGACAATCCATTTTATCCTGATCGAGACCTACTTGACGCCTGGTGTCACAGTATGGCATACGGTCAATATCATGTGAAGGAACTGGCCAATGGCACAGCATTTAGAATGATGCAAGAATCATGAAAGTTGTAAGCTATTTGGCCACGCTGCCTAGAAAAGAACAATACACTCCCGAGTCATTGAAAAAGGCCACGGACAAACTGGACACCTTGAAATATTTTGCACAAGGTGTAACCGAATACGGCGACGAAGGCATAATTGAAACCGAAGCAGTATATCAACCCAGTGATGTGGCTGTGATCCTGGGCTGGGTACACGAACACGGAAAAACAGCCCAACACCTGCAACTGCGTCAAGAGATTGTGGAAGGTCAACGCAGCTCGGGTGGACGCACAGTTATTGCTGATTCAAATTTATTTTTATACAAGGATATAAACAATCCCGGCTACTGGTTGCGCTACAGCTATGATGGTGTATTCCCCAACACCGGCGAATACTGCGATCAAACTCCGGACCCGATTCGTTGGCAATCAATACAGGCACAAACAGGAGTGCAATTACGGCCCTGGAGAGTCAACGGCAATCACATTTTGTTGTGTTTGCAACGTGACGGTGGATGGAGCATGGCAGGATGGGATGTGATAGACTGGGCTATCAAGACCATTACAGAAATAAGAAAATACTCAGATCGTCCTATTAGAATCCGTCCGCACCCCGGAGACAAACGAGCCATAAAATACTGCGAACGCCTGATAAAACTTTGCACTGGTCGCAGATTAACAAATATACAACTGAGCAAGAGCGGTAGCACACTGACTGAAGATTTTGTTGATTGCTGGGCAGTGATCAACCACAACTCTAGTCCTGCGGTGGCTGCTGCAATCGAAGGCATACCTGTATTTGTTACTGATCCGGACCGCAGTCAGGCTCGTGACATAGCAGGTGCAGGATTTCACAGAATTGAAAAACCACACACTCCTGATCGTGACGCATGGATACAGAGAATTGCACAATTTCACTGGAATCACGAAGAATTGAGATCCGGCACATGCTGGGAACACATGAAAAAATGGGCAATTAGATGATCGAAATTATTACCAGCATGAATCAGCGTTACTATGATCTGATTGGCAAAGACTGTGTAGACAGTTTTTTAAGACACTGGCCAAGCTCACGCGGCCTTACTGTGTATGTGGAGCACATGGTGCTGCCTGTTGACGAACGAATCAAAATTATTGATTTTGATGATCTTGAACCCGACTATGCTGTGTTTCAAGCAGATCCGGACTGCAATCAAAGTGAAAAGAAGTTTGCCAAAAAAGCCTATACCATCATGCATGCCATGCATCACAGCAAGGCAGATTGGATTGTGTGGCTGGATGCTGATGTGATATCAGTTGCTGACATGCCTGAAGAGTTATGGACAGCATTGTTGGATGAACAACATCTGAGTTTGTATATGGGCGTGAATTACACCAGCGACAAAAGCGGTAAAAAAGGAGCATGGTTGGTTCCCGAAACCGGAGTGTTTGCTGTGAATACCCACCATCCAGATTTTGCAACGCTGCGAGATGAATATTGCCGTCGATATCGTGAACGTGATCGCAATGGTCTTCGTAGATTCTATGACAACGATGTACTGGGTGTGGCTATTCAGGCGGTGCCCAATGCAACACATAGAGACCTTTGTGCAGGCTTTCTCAAGCCCTACAAAACTCCGTTGCCGCATACTGTGCTGGGCAAGTATCTAATACACTTCAAGGCCAAGCACTCAAAAGCAGAATATGGTCAAGAGCCTGTGGACGAAGACCAGTAACTTTCTGTTCGGGGTCTCACAAGATCCTTGTCATTGCTACGCCCAGTATCTTTGCGTTTGCCTTTGAGATGGTCTAGGTATGCACCCCAAGCAGTGTTGATTAGTGGATGCCCTTCGCCTTTGATTAATCCTGCACTCCAGTTGAGTTGACGCCATTGAGGGTTTGCTGCTTGCACTTCTTTACGAGTTTCATCAAACACCCAACAGTCGTTCCATTCAGCCATGGTCATGAGACGTCCAGAATCATAGGCCAACTGAAACTCTTGCAGCCATGCCCGAGTCACAGGATCCTGAAGATTCATGCCATACAAGCCGCATTCAGTAAATTTCTTTTCTCGGCCCAAAAATGCCAGGCCAGTATCTACAGGCATTTGACTGTCAATAAATTCAGTAGTGATAGGTGTGTGGCATACCATATCAGCATCCATCCAGAATAAAACATCGGCCGCACAGTTGGCAGCGGCATGGCTAACAGAATATGCTTTGTGACTGAACCGAATGGCGTCCCAGCGAAACCCAATGCCAGGTGCTTTGCCTTTGCGATCCACAGGCCCTGTGGCTACTTGACCACGTGCTCTAGGATCCGATCCCCAGCGTTGTTTGAATGCCACAATTTCCGGACTTGCTGCATGTAGGTCTCTCACATGTAGATTGGGTGCTAATTGTGTGATGGCACAATCTTCTGTGTAAACATATAGGTCAACTTCTTGAGGCCAATTTTGTAAAAATGTATCGATCATGCGGCTGGCATATCGATCGTAGCCAGATTGATTGAATGTTGTTAGTACTGCGTATTTCATGTGGTTTGATAAATTTCGTTTTGTTTGTTGTTCCAGTACTGATGATCGGCAATTTGTTGTTTGATGACAGCAGTATCTATCTCATCAAGTGTTTGCTTTCTAGGAACAGTTAGGTCTATACTGACTCGGTTGGGATGGAACCAAAATGCATTTACTGCTCTGGTATCAAATGTAAAAAACTCATAGCCATACTGTGCCCACAGATCTTTGTACTTCGACAATGAACATCCATAATGAAATTTTCTATTGTATGTGACTTTTTTCACTGGATTTTCAACATAAGGAAAACTAGCCCAGTCGTTGCCAAAGTGCTTGTTGATTTCACAACATACTGTGGCAGGGCGGAATCCTGAGTGTAATAGAGTTGATGCCACTTCATAATCAAAGCTGTCAATGTCTAGACTAAAAAAGTCTGGTTGCCAATATTGTTCGGGTATGTATTGTGCAACATTGCCTGGGGAAATCATTTGCTGTATTTTGATCAACTGATCTGGCCATCTTTCAGTCACAGATGGATCCCAATCCCAACCATCTATGCCAACGCCCGAATACCCTTGATGCAGCAAGTCTAAGGTCATATTTTGTGTTCCGTCGCCAAACCCAATCTCCACAAAAGTTTGTTTGGGATCGGCTATTCCTGCCAGCATGTACTCAATGATTCCAGTCTCGTCATTCTGACTAAAACCTTGTCGTTCATAGGGTAAATGCTTCATAGCGGTATCCATATTGTGTTGCTCTTGCTTTTGACCGGGGCTGCTTCGTATGGGCCGCACAAGTCGTTTAACCATTGCTTGTGGTATTCTTGTTGTCCGTTGTCTTCTATCAGCAACCAGGGTCTATTGCGTTGTATAGTAGCGCGACTTCCTTCCAACACTGCATTTTCAAAGCCTTCAACATCTATCTTGATCCAGTCAACTGATTCAAAATTGAATCGATCCAGAGTGGTCAGTACTCCAGTGTGTTTTTCAAACTCAGGGTTAACAACAAATTCTTCAACTTGTTTGGTATGCCCGCATTTAAGAGTTTGCAATTCAAAGGTGACTGTTTGATCTTTGTCGCCAAGCCCTAGGTTATGCAATTCAACATTGAGATAACTTTCTAGATTTTTTTGCAAGACTTCAAAGTTTTTGAGTACTGGTTCAAAACATATCACACGTTCAAACTGTTCAGCACTGGGCCTGGCAAAGATACCAATGTTGGCACCAATATCGATCATGGTGCGTTTGCGTGGAATATTTTGGAATATATAGTAACGATATCGTTGTTGATAGTGTATATCTACATGTTCAGACAAGCGTTCACTAAAGAATCCATTGGGGGGTTCGGGACTGTGCCAGAGAGAATTTATTTTATACATAGTGTTTGTTCAATAACTATTTAATACCATATCATGAACATCAGTATATTTAATCGCTTTGGAGCCCTTAATTCTGGGCCTGTGTTTGCAGCATTCCGCGATGGCTGCAAACGTCATCATATCCGTGTGTCAGAACACGACTCAAGTGCTGACGTTGCAGTAATTTGGAGCCACTTGTGGTCTGGACGGATGCTGGCAAATCAAGCTGTGTGGCAGGAGTTTTCTTGTTCGGGCCGTCCGGTAATAATAATGGAAATTGGACAGTTGAATCGAGGTGTGACCTGGAAGATGGGAGTGAATGGTGTAAATGCATCGGGATGGTTTGGTGAAGGTCGTGAAAACAACCGTGCAGCCAAGTTGTCTGTGAGACTACAGCCTTGGCATCAGGGCGATCATGTTCTTGTGGCCATGCAGCGAGACGACAGCCAACAATGGGCAGGATTGCTGCCCAGCGAGCAATGGCTGGATCAAACTATTGCCAGTCTAAGAGCACACACTAATAGACCAATAATCATACGCCCGCACCCAAGACAAAAAATTCGACCCAGGATGGGTACTAGAATACAGCAACCTGTCAAGTTGCATGGCACCTACGATGAGTTCAATTTTAGAACCATGTTGCCCGCTGCCTGGGCAGTGGTCAATGAAAATTCAGGTCCCGGTAGTCAAGCCATCATAGATGGCATTCCTGCATTTGTTGGCGCACACAGCATGGCATTGCCAGTGGCCAATACAGATTTTGCAAATATAGAAAAGCCACGCATGCCCGAACGAGCACAGTGGCTTGAAGATCTATGTCACACAGAGTGGACCCTGGGCGAAATAGCATCGGGCGGACCGATTGGAAGATTACTTTCCAGGCTGAAGCCTAGCTAGATCAGCATCAACCATGTCACGAATCATGGTTGCAAAATCTGTACGTGGTTTCCATCCTAGTTCTACTGCTGCTCGACTACTGTCACCCAGCAGGCTATAAAGTTCAGCAGGACGTTTGAATCTAGGATCACTTTTTACTAGATGAGTCCAGTCAGTTATTCCCACATGTTCAAACGCCACACCACACAACTCACCAATACTGTGTTGTTCTCCAGTGGCAATTACATAATCTCTAGCCTCAGGTTGTTGTAGCATGAGCCACATGGCTTCCACAAAGTCCCCAGCAAATCCCCAATCACGTTTACTGTCAAGATTGCCCAGAGTGACTGAATCTGCTAGGCCCAGTTTGATTCTGGCCACTGCATCAGTAACTTTGCGTGTGACAAATTCACGACCTCGCAAGGGACTTTCGTGATTGAACAAGATACCAGAGCAGGTGTATAGGCTGTAGCTTTCACGGAAGTTTATGGTCATCCAGTGACTATACAACTTGCTCACGCCATACGGTGATCTTGGACGGAACGGAGTATTTTCACCTTGGGAGCCTGCTTCTGTGGCATTGCCAAACATCTCAGAGGTGCTGGCTTGATAAAAGCGTGTGTTAGGGCTGTGGCTGCGGATAGCGTTGAGCAAGTTCAGTACGCCTATGGAGTTTACTTCTGTGGTGAGTTTGTTAAGATCCCACGAAGCACCAACAAAACTCTGTGCAGCCAAGTTGTACACTTCATTGGGTTTGAGAGTCTGCATGAGATGATTCATGTTGTTTTCATCGGTGATGTCACCAGTGACCAACTCAATGTCATTCTCAATGCCCAACCACTTGATGTTGTCTAAATTGGGATTAGAGTATCGTTTTACAAGGCCATAAACATGATAACCTTTTTCGACCAAGAGCTTGGCGAGATATGGACCGTCTTGGCCGGTCATGCCTGTTACAAATGCTGTGCGTTTCATACTATTATGTATCACACTTTAATGGTCACACTTGAATATCTTCCATTCCAGCTGCTCTAAGTCTAACAATGTGGCCCAGCATGAAGTTCTTGCTTTCTAGTGCTTTCATGATACCCAGCCAGCGATTACGCAGCAGAGCCACTTCATTGATAATGGTTTCAAAGTCAATCACTTCATCTTCGCCGTCCACATACTTTTCAGCATCTCTACTGCTGAGAGCACGATTGTAACCTTCCAGATACTTTTGAAAGTGCTTGCGACGAATCTTGCGCAACTGAATATTCAGCAGATTCAACACAGCTTCCACTTCTTGAAGCTGATAGAATCTCTGTTCAGTTATGCCCGGAAGCAGCTTGATGTTGTTCTCAACAATGCCGCCAATTTTGCAATCTCGTTTGGCATCCGTGAGTTCACGATCATAGTGTGCCATGAAGTCTGGGATCTTGCCCAGATCCGCGGCCACTTGACTATACCA